TGTGGGCAGCGGGGGTGGCTGGTCAGCTCTGGTCATCGCTCAATTCCTCCATAGGGGCCATGCCCATAAGGGCCTAGCCCGTAGCCTTGCAGCTGCGTCCACACTCTGCGGGGGCTGGTGCCCCACGTTACACGCGCAATAGGTGCGCCAGTCTCTGATCTGTCCCAGCTATGAATGCAGCCCTCTAGGAACACTGGCGCGCCTGCACCTGCGCCCACTTCATTGTCTGCCAGCCCGTCGATGATCCAGCCATCATTCGGCTGCGCATGTAGCACTGCGTCGAATAGCTGGCGCGTGCTGGGCAGCTGCAGGTTCACTGTCAGCTGCTGCGCCCATCGGGGTCTGCGCCACCTATTCAGCAGCCTGTTAGCTCTGGGGCCAGCACCAGCTGTGTCTGCGTAGCGCGTTTCCAGGGACACTTCCTGCACCCCGAAGGTGCCCTGGCTGGCTGTGTCATCCACTACCAGCAGGGACTGTCCCGAAGGTGCGCCTGATGCAGCGCTGCACACAGCGTTATTCGTGGGCAGCCCTAGTGCGCCAGCTTCGGCATCTTGCAGCTGCCACCTGAATATCTGGCCAGTGATCGTGCGAGCGTTCACCAGTCCCGACAGCCTGCGCAGCTCTACTGGTGACAGCACGAATAGCCCTGTGCCTTCCACTGCATTCAGCAGGTTCAGGCGCTGATTCGTTCCGTTATTGTCCACTTCATGGATGCTGAGCTGCTGCAGCGCTGCGTTCCAGTAGCACTGGCCAGCTGCAGGGGTGGCTGTTCCTTCGCGCCACTGCCATTCGCCCATCGTGGCGCCGTCGCTGTCTTGCGCGCGTAGTGCGTAGGTGAGTGTGACGCGATTCAGCACAGCTGTTTCTGTGTATTCCACTGGCATCTCTAGCAGCTCAGCTGGCAGCTGCTGGGTGGGTTCTGGCGCGTATTCGCGCGCAGCTGCGCCCACATAATGCACGCCGTCGGCATCTTCCCAGACTGTGGCGCCTGTGGATGCGCCCAGCTCGCCCAGGGTCTGCATCAGTGGATCTGCCAGGGACACGCGCCAGCCTTGCAGGATCGCTGGGCTGGTCACAGCTTCCACTGTGATGGGTGGGTCTTGGGGATCGCTCGCAGAATCGAACGCTGCCAGGACAGCTGCGACCTGCTGCGCTTCTGTGCCTGAGCTGATCCACGTTTCATCGCGCGCATAGGTGCGTGCTGTTCTGTATGCCAGCCCTGTGGCTGTGATGCTGTGGACAGCTTCGCGGGTGGGCAGCTCCCAGGTGGCTGGGTTCGCTGTCACTTCGCCATGCCACAGCCTGCGATCTTCCAGCCACACTTCCAGCTGCGCGCCGATCTGGAAGGGGGGTGCGCCGATCCAGTCGAATTGCAGCCCCCCAGGATCTGGCTGCTGCGTGGCTGATTCTCGCCCGTAGCCATATTCCAGGGGCAGCACGATGCGCGCAGGGTCTAGCAGCTGGCCATCAGCCAGCACGCGGGGCAGCACATGGACTGTCACAGCACCAGCCTGGGGCGCCGTGATCCCAGGCGCGTTTCAGTATCAGACAGGATCTGCCGAATGCGCCTTCCTGTGCTGTCTGGGTCAATGGCGCCATAGACATTCACTGTGATGCCGCTGCCAGTGGCCACTGCAGCGCTGGCTGCGCGTGCGCCCATAGGTGCGATCCCTGCTGATGCGTAGGCAGCTGGCGCAGCGCTGAATGGGTTGATTCTGTCCACGATGCCAGACACCTTCGCCCAGGCATTCTTGATCTTGTCAATGATGCTCTGCACCTTCCGCCACAGCGCATCGAATGCGTCTTTAGCGGGGTCTAGCACGCCGTCCCATGCGCCCTTGATCCAGTCAATGGCTGCGCGCAGTGCGCCCTTGATCTTGTCCCAATTCTTGACCACTGCCAGCACCAGCAGCCCGAAGGGGCCAGTAAGGATCGCCAGCAGCAGGGGCCAATTCGTCTTGATCCATCCCACCACTGCGCTGACAGCCTTCTGAATGGCTGCGAAGGCGCCCTGCACTATTCGGCGGAACGTCTCAGACTTCCTGTATGCGATCACCAGTGCAGCCACCAGCGCGATGATGCCCACGACGATCAGCACCACAGGGTTAGCCAGCAGCGCAGCATTCAGCGCCCACTGTCCTGCAGCTGCGCGCTTCGCGTTCGCTTCCATCACAGCCTGCGCCGCACCATAGATCGCTGTGACTGTGGCAGCCACAGTCATGGCTGCATTCACCAGCACCACCACTGCTGCCAGTGCTGCGATCACTGCCACCACAGCCACCACAGCTGTTCTGTGTTCATTCACGAATCTGGCCACATCTTGTGTGACCTTCGCTAGCGATTCCATCGCAGGCAGCAGCGCGCTGCCCAGCGATTCCTGAGCTTCGCCCCATGCGTTCTTCATCTTGTCACTGCTGGTGGCTGTGGCTGCGCCTGTGCCACCCACCTGCTTCTCTACTTCGCCCAGAATCGCTTCCTGTGCCTTCGCTAGATCACCTGATTCTGTCCACGCCTTGATCTGTTCCTGCTGCTGAGCTGTGAAGGTGACGCCTGCCTTAGTCAGCGCTGACAGACCCTTTAGGGGATTCTCTAGCGCCTTGCCCAGCATCTTCGCATTACCATCGACGCTGCCGAAGCCTGCAGCTGCCAGATCCACAGACGCTGCTGTGGCTCTATCGAAGGCGCCGCCGACAGTGCCAGCTGATGCGCCCAGCTTCTGAAAGGTGGCCAGGATCGCTTGCCCACCCTTGATTACTTCATCGTCCACAGCTGTGGATTCCATCAGGCTGGTGGCTAGCGCTTCCTGCCTGTCAATAACGCTCTGGTCTATGCCCTTCACATTCCCTAGCGTGGCGCCCAGGCGCCGTGATGCCTTCTGCGATTCTTCTGCAGCCTTAGCGAAGGTGACAGCTGCGACACCTACGCCTGCAAGCGCTGCGCCAGCTGGCACCAGTGCAGCGCGGAAGCCTGCGCCAGTCTTGGCCCAGCCGCCTTGCGCGCGCCGAATGTCGCTGGTGGCCCTATTGACCCCTTTGGGGTTCCACTCTGAGACGATGGGTACGACGATGGCCACAGCTCACGCACCCACTTTCCTGCTGGCTAGGTTCCTGTTCATCTGCTGCGACACATCTGCGACAGCTCGCGCCACTGCCTGCTGAATCTGGGGCAGCATGCGCTCTGCAGCTGGCCACGCACTACGCGATGCACGCCCAGGTAGGTAGCCGACGAATGCACGCCCCTGGGCTGTCTTTCCTTGCGATGCTCTGCCTGCCATATCCCACATGGATGCCGCCGCGCCTTTCAGCACGATGCTTACCAGTGGCCACACTTCGCGCTCACGCCTTGCCCTGCCGCCGTACACAGTCACCACTCTGGTGCCTGAGCGTGTCCACCCTGTGCGCCCCTTGTGCTGCCACCCTGTCAGGGGTGATGCACCTGGGATGGATGCTGCGACAGTGGCGCGCAGTGGCTCTGCAGCTGTCTTGATATCGCGCACTGCCTGCTGTTTCAGCTGCTTATCCAGGCTGTTCAGCTGGCGCATCGTGTCGCGCACCCCATACAGCTGCAGGTCTGCTGGCATGGGGTCATCCTTTCAGTGTGTCCACATAGGTGGCCAGGATCGCTGGGGGCAGGTCCACCAGATCAGCGAAGGGGATGTGGGCTGCGCAGCTCACTTCCACCAGCTGCCTGATTAGGCTGCCCCGTCCGTAGGGGTCGCTGCATCAGTCTCGTCTGCCACTGGATTCAGATCCACCAGCTGAGCTGCCAGGGTCGCTTCATTCACTACCCCATCAGGCAGGGCAGCATCTGCGCGCAGCTGTTCCAGCAGCAGCCCCACCATCGCTGTGGTGGTCAGCCCGTTAGCTAGGTCTGTGATCTTGCCCTTAGTGCGAAGCTCCCAGCCCACCTGCGCGCGAATGCCGATGGTGGTCTGGGTCTGTTCCGCACCCTGCAGCTGGTAAGCGATGCTGATTAGCATCAGGGACCAGCAGGGGGGGTGAAGTCCAGCGCGCCGCTGACAGTCAGCTCAGCACTGCAGGTGGAAGCACCATCGGCAGGGAATTCAGCAGACAGGCTGGTGACCAGCGCCATGCCGTCCCACTCACTGCCGCCGCCGTCGATGGTCACAGCTGCAGCGTTACCGCTGACCAGCGCCGCGCGAAGGGCTGCGTAGAAGCCGCCGCCGCTCTGGTCCCCATCGAATAGGAATTCGGCACTGATGGTGGATTCGATGCCCTGCGAGACAGCAGCACTGCCTGCCAGGGTCTGGATCGTCTCTGAGCTGGCAGCTTCATCGACAGTGCCCGAAGTGATCTGCGCTGAGCCGTCGATGGCGCCCACCTGCACAGTGAAGCGCTTACCAGTGATGGCAGTGGTCATGTGTTCTAGCCTTCCTGTGTGACATAGACAGCCACGCGCAGGGATGCTGTGGCGAGATTCTGGGATGGGTCAAGGGTTACTGCATCAAGCTCTAGCACTTGCACGTTCGCTGCCTGTAGTGCTGTCCATAGATCCCACAGCTGATCTTCCAGTGCTGTGGCTGCTGCATCGTTCGATCCTGTCAGCCCTACCACTGCTGTCAGATTCAGCTGCACTTTCACCCCTGCCAGTGTGTGGGGCGCTAGCCACTGTGCATCGGGGGTGATCCATGCGCAGGGTGGGCTGACTACTTCGGGGGGGGTGGCATGCACAGCTAGCCCTGTGGATGCAGCTACTGCTGCCACAGCTGCGCGCGCTTCTGACAGTGGGTTCATGCGAAGTTCAGCCCAGCGTTCTGCAGGTATGGCCCCACCAGACCCTGCACACGCTTCACCAGCCCTGTGCCTAGCAGGTGGGGGCTGGTCATCGTGCCGAAGTCCATAGTGACCATCTGGCCCCCAGGACTGTGGCGCGCTTGCCATATCTGCACTGCGATGGCCAGCGCAGCTTCTCGGCAATTCGGATTCAGTGACCAGTCACCATCGCGCAGCAGGGGCAGCAGCGTGCCATCAGCTGCACTGCAGACCTGCTGCAGCTGTGCATCATCAGCTGACACTGGCCCTAGCACTGCGCGCAGGTCATCGACGCTGACCAGTGGCCCTGTGGCTGCCATGCTGCATCCTTCCTGCGCTGTGATGGTGGGCTGTGAGCTGGTGGGGCAGCAGGGGGTAGCTGCCCCACCAGCTGGCTGCTACTTGCCAGCCTTCGCAGCAGTGGTGGGCGCTGAGCTGGCCAGACGCACGATGCCGCCCAGGTTCCGCGCGTACACAGCGCCGAAGCCGTACACAGCGATATCGCTGCTCAGGTTCCCAGGGTTGTCAGCGCTGATGGTCATCGGGGCGCCTGGGGATTCCTTCACCCCGATGGACGCGCGATGGATGGCGAAGCCACTGCCAGCTGCCAGCCCATTGTCCCGAATGAACGTGGTGCCGAATGCCGAGACGCTGACAGCATTCAGGCTGCCGTTCCCGATATTGTCGCCACCGCTCAGCGGGAAGCCACTGCCGCTGACAGCGATCACCGCGAAGAACAGATCAGGCGCCAGCACCACTGCATCCAGGTCACCATCGGCGCCGGTAGCGATCAGCGAAGCTGCAGTGCCCAGGAATTCTGCGACAGCTGCAGTGCTCAGGTTCGCCCGATTCAGCGTGGCGACCTGGGTGGTGCGGGTCAGCTCAGCGATCACACGCGCGTTCCAGCGCTGCGCGTAGGCGCGTGCGTAATCGCGCATCAGCTCAGTGCGGAAGTCTGGCGAGCTGCGCAGCAGCAGCTGCAGGCTCACGTTATTGCCGCCAGCCTCAGTGAACACAGGCGCCTGCTTCACTTCGGATTCGTACGCCTGCGACGCGATGGGGGCCAGCTCTGTGGGCTGGTCACCAGTAATCACGCCCTGGGTCTGTTCGATGTAGTCCACCGTCAGACCCTGTTCCGCCAGGGGCTGGATGCCACACGCGACAGCAGTGCGCCGGTTCCTGTTCACCAGCTGGAACAGGTCATCGCCCCAGGTGGTGCGATCAGTGAAGCCTTGCGCGTTCGCGCTGGTGACAGCTTCCAGGGCACGCACCTGCTGCGCGAAGCGTTCGCGGGTCTGCGTGTCTCGGCTCAGCCCTTCGGAGACGTACGCCTGCCAGAATTCGGCTTCATTCGCCCAGGGCAGCCCTTCGCGGGTCTGGGTGGATGCGCGCTGCGCGTCCACAACGTCTGACAGCGTGGCGACAGTGGCGCGAAGCGCCTGCACTTCGCGCTGCAGCTCGGGGGCAGGGACAGCTTCGCGGGTCTGCGGGTCAGCTGCGGGGGCAGCCACAGGCGCAGGCGCCACAGCTTCGGGGGTTCCAGTCATGCTGGGTGATCCTTCCTGGGTGGGTGGCTGATGCTCGCGCACTGCCGTGATCTCTGCTGATGGGTACACAGGGAATACTGCTGCAGACACTTCTGTGATGCGTGCGCGTGTGCGGGTCAGCAGCTGCAGCGCTGCATCCCACACCTGTTCGATGGGATCGAAGCCGACAGACAGCCCAGGGATGGCGCGCTCACGCGCCAGGGCCAGCAGGTCATCGCCAGCTGCGATGGGTGCCACGCGCGCAGCCACCATCACGCCTTCGGGGGTTGCCCACGCTTCGCGGATTACCCCTGCAGGTTCGCCATGCCGGTACAGGAATGGCAGCCCGATCAGGTCTGCGGGGTTCACACTGCCTGGGGCGAATTGCTCGCGCACGCCGATGGCAGGCACATGCACAGGTGTGTTCCAGGGGATGGCTAGCCCCTCAATGATGCGCTGGTCTGTCTCGCGCAGCTGCATGGGGCTGTCAGATGAATGATGGGCTGTCTGCACTGGTCGCACCTTCCTTCGCTTCCAGATCCAGGGACAGGACACGCGCCACAGATTCGGCGCTGTAGCCAGCCTGCGACAGCTGCACCGCGATGGATGCGCGCGCTGCCAGGGTGGGGCGCAGCAGCGCCTCTGGATCTAGCTGCACTGTCATTCCTGGCAGCATCAGCTCTAGCCCACGTTCGATGCTGTCCACCATCGGCATGACAGCTAAGCGCAGGTAGGTGTTCCAGCTATCTTCTGTGTTCTGGTAGGTCATCGAATCACCTGCAGGCAGGTCCAGCATGAATGCCGGAATGCCGAAGGCGCGCGCCACATCTTTAGCATTCCATTCGCGCGCTTCTAGCCATGCCGCATCGCGGGGCGATAGGCGCATGGGCTGGAATTCCAGACCCTGGCCCAGCACCTTCACACGCTGGTCTTGATCTGCCAGCCACTGCTGCTTCATCTCTGTGGCTGTGTCTGGGCTAATCATCTGGTCTGTGGACAGCACGCCGTGGGGGTTACCGTTGCTGTAGATATCTCGCCCGTAGGCATCCACTTCCAGCGCGCTGCCGAAGTTATCCGCCGCTGCTTGCACTGGTCCGATGCCACCTAGCTGGCCAGGGACCAGCAGGTAAGGCGCCCAGATCAGCCCAGGCATCCCAGGCAGCGCCAGCCGCTGTTCCTTCCCATCCAGCATCGGATAGGCATCTTCGGGGATGCCAGCTGCGTTCACTGTCGCGTTCCAGCTCACACGCTGGGGGCTGATGGGTCGCACCCTGTAGCCATCGTCTGCGCGTTCTGATAGCAGGTAGCCATTCCCATGCAGGGCCATGCTGGTGACCATGTAGCCGATGATCTGGCGCAGGTTCCAGGGGCCATATGTCTCAGGGTGCGCCAGCCACCTGGGAAGGGCTGCCACGCCGTCGATGGTGGGGCGCATCTGCTGCACTGTGTGGGTCAGCAGGGTGGCGCAGCGATACACAGTGGGCAGCGCCGTCACTGTCTCTGGGGTGGCTGGCGCGCTTCCGCCGAAGTCCACGCGCCTGGGCAGGGTCAGCTCACGCACCTGCTGCATGGGACCAGCTGGCGAAGCTGCGGAAGATCGGCGGAAGCGCACACACAGACACTAGGGGCGATGCGTGACAGGCAGCTGCAGGTGTCGCAGATTCGCGCGTGTCGCTGGCGCTCGAGGATAGACGAATTCGGATTCCTGCATTCGGCTGCCGCTCCATTCTGTCCAAGCCGGCTTCGCCGCGGTTGTCCATTCTGGCGCGTGTCGCAGCTTGACAGCTAAGCCATTACCAGTGCGTGATCTGGCACTGCTACTGCGTAGGCAGCTAGGGATGCAGCCACTAGCGGGTCAATGGGTGCGCCGTCGCTGGCTCTGCCGAATGCGAAGCGCTCCCCGATCTTGCGCCTGCGCATCGCGTGGGCTGATGCGCTCAGGATGGGGTCAGGGACATAGGCATATTCGCTGGCAGGGTCTGCCATCCATCCTGCTGCTGCCACTAGTTGGCGCGTGTCTGTGTAGGTGACCAGCTGACCCAGCTGCGCAGCTTGCACTGGCCCTAGCGCCATGCTCATAGCGTCGCACTGCACAGACCTGGGCTGCCATCGTTGTGCCAGCTCGCGCAGCGCCTTAGTCACCCATGCGATGCCGCTGCGCGCTTCCACTACTGCGAAGTATGGGCGCTCTGGCCCCATCCAGCTGGCCACGATGGTGGCATGTGTTCCTGCTGGTGACGCATCGACAGCCAGCACCATTCCTGGGTAGCCAGGGGTGGGGGGCACCAGCTGTGGGTCTGCGTGCGCATCGAATGCTGCAGCGAACGCATCGCTGCTGGATTCTGGCCACACGTTCCCGTAGGCGCGCATGAATTCTGTGCGATCCATTAGCGCATGCTCTGTGCGCAAGTGTTCATAGGTCTGCTGCTGCACAGGCGTTCCTGTGGATGGATGCCGCGCCAGGATCGCGTCTATATCTTCGGGGTCACAGCCTGACGCATCCCAGATGAACACTGCGCTGCGATCTTCACCTGTGTGCAGCTCGCGTGCGCTGGCGATGCTGTCGCTCAGGTAGGCGCTGTCTGCGTTGCCTGCAGTAGAGATGACCCACTTCTGATATGCGCTGCGGGTCTGTCCTGTGGGGCCTGCTGCCTGTTCCAGCTCTAGCCCTGTGGCGTAGTCAAGCTGCCACGCTTCATCGACCACCAGCAGGTCTGCCTGCTTGCCATGCAGCCCCAGCCCGTTAGGTCTGAATATGCGCATGGCGCCCCCCTGGGGGCTGTATGCCCCTGGCATCTCGGCGCTGCGCCTTGCCTTGATTCCGAAGGGGGCAGCTTCCCACTGCTGCGCCCAGCGCATGACGAATGTGTCGAAGGCTTCGCTGCGCGTCTGTGCTGTGTACCAGACCCACTGATTCTGCAGCATGCGTGTGAATAGCAGCGCGCCGATCAGCTCAGTCTTGCCACTCTGTCTGGGCACGCTGCAGACGATGCGCTTATATCGGGGGCGCCGCACCCCTTCCACTGTTTCCAGCTCTAGCGCTGTGGACAGCACGCGCAGCTGCCAGGGCCATAGCTGCACCCCCAGGTAGCGCTGCGCGACGATGGCCACGCGCGCCGCATCGCTGTGCAGCTCTGGTCTGCGTGGGGTGGCGATGGTGGGCTGGGGCATTCCCAGCTGGGTCATGGCTGGGGCTGTGCAGCCTGCTGCGCATCGGCGTGCTGGAAGGCTTCTGCGAGCTTCTGCCATTCGTCGGCACCCTTCGGCGCCGCACCAGCTGCAGGCAGGCACAGTGTGTACCAGTCTCGGCACGCATCTGACAGGCGCTTGATGCTCACTGCGTCTGACACATCGAATGCCTGATCTAGCAGCACGCTCAGCCGCGCCAGCAGGTGCAGGGGGTAGGGCTGTGGGTCTGTGCCAGCTTCTGCCCACAGGGGAACCTGTTC